TGGTCGCCTTTAACTATCTGGTCGCCTTTAACTCTCTGGTCGCCTTCAACTCTCTGGTCGCCTTTAACTATCTGGTAGCCTTCAACTATCTGGTAGCCTTCAACTCTCTGGTCGCCTTTAACTCTCTGGTGACCTTCAACTATCTGGTCGCCTTTAATAATAATAGTTTTATCAACATCAATAACAAGGTTGCCAGCATACTCAGCCCCATCTATCTCGTAGGCCCACCCGATGTCTTTGCAGTCATTTGGCTTTATATAAAATGTCTTTTTACCCTCCATCTGATTGCTCCCCGTACTTTTGGTTCCAATTGTCCATTAATTCTTCGGCATAATCGCTATAAGTTTCAGCCCCAGAAATTGATGACCAATCGCCAAGATAAAGGAGGTTCAATCCTTCAACCAAGTCCTGAACATCTTTAAGCAAATGCTCTGCGGTCTCGGTGGCGGATTCTTGTTGTTTTTCTCTTATGATATTGCCAACAGAATACTCGCCCATGGGATGATCTTTTTCTTCTGGCCAACGCTCCTCGATCCATAAACGGATTTTTTCTGGGATCATAACTCACCCTCCAATCGGCACACTGGCCGACAATAAAAATAATAAGAATCCACTGGCATAGCCTAGGATTAGCATAATTAGAAATGTCAGTAGGTGTTTCTCATCTGGGGTCACAGCTTTATATCAAGGCCGCTATGGATGCGCTTGATACCCTCAAAGTCCTCTTCATGAATCAACTCTCTTGTTCTTCTTAAGAGATTCTCATAGAGCGAACACTTCTCGCTTGCGCGCTTAAGCTCACTCTCGAAAGCGTCGCAAAGCCCAGAAAGCTTTGAGAACTCTTCTTGATAGTCTGCAAACTGATCCTTCACCCTATCTAACTCTTTTGAATAAACTGATGCTTGCTCGCGGATCTCGTCCTCTAAGCTCATAGAACCCCCTATTAATAATATTTGTTTATATTTGTATAGGCTTTGAATGAGCGTGAGGTCAACAGAAAAATCGAGCGCTTAACACTTCTAGTTGATAAGTGTGTGTAGCAAACCACTCTCGTACTATCGATGAATCGTATTAAGCGCTCACCACTTAAATTATTTACATGGTGAGGGAGTGTCAACTATTGATTTTTGATTGAGGGTAGAGCTTTAATGAGCGGGCTTGCTTGGGGGAGGCAGCCATCTCCCCCTAAACATATACTATTGTGGATAAGTCTGTGCATAACCTTATGCTCGTCTCCATATATAGTCAACTCAACATGGGAGACAACTAGATGCAGCAAACACATATCAAAGAACTGGCAGAACAATATATAGAACACGGGTACTCGGTAACGCCTGTTAATGGCGAAAAGCGACCTGTTGCTGGTAAGGGCTGGCAGAGCCTCTGGGGAGAACAAATAATAAGCCCCGAATATGACTGGGTGTGGCCGAGATCCGAAGGCCTTGGCCTTATTTGCGGCGAAGCAAGTGGCGTCATATGCCTTGATATCGATATTCTAGAAGATGATGTGAACCCCAAAAAAGTAGAGGTTCGAAGAGAGCTTACGAAAATGCTCCCACCAGTTTTTTGTGGACGCATTGGCAATAGGAAAAAACCACCCGCTAGATTCTATCGCTACAACGGAGAGCAAGCCCAAAAGTTCAAACACATCGATGTTGAAATCCTATCAACTGGGAATCAGGCTGTCCTGCCACCAAGCAAACACCCAAGTGGCGTCTACTACGAGTGGGTCGGAAATAAACTCACTGAAATTGACATTGATGATCTACCCCTACTTGATCCAAAAATCCTAGAGTGGCTTGATGAAATAAACCACAGACTAAGGCCTGACCCCGTGGCGGGTGAGAAAGAAACCTCCATGGAGCTCTATAGCCTGCCAGGCAGGTGCAAGAAAGGATCACACAACTATTTAAGTCGCCTTGGATCAAGGCTTAGGTACATGGATGAGCCCTTTGAGTCCGTTGTTGAAAAACTCCTAGATGCTGACAAAAAAATCAATACAGGCGAGAGCTTCCTTTATTTCCAATGGCCCGTGAAATTTAAAAAATCAAAAGATGCCAAAGAAAACGCCACCGAGTTTGCAAAGGAAATATTCGAGAGCATTAAGCCAGATCCAAAATACAAGCTCTTCCCACAGCTAAAGACTGGGTTTTACATCGATGACCCTGAAGGGAAGAAAAAACCCGTGCCCGATTATCATGGCTTTGCCGAGTACGCTCAAAAGGTCATGCACCTTAAGTCAAAAGAAAACATGAACTACATTTCAAACGGGGATTTCTACGAGCCCATTGATAAACTTGGCATTGAAAAATACATCTACGATCTGGCGGGAAAAAGACTGACCCCACATCACTCCGGAAACTTCGTTAAAATGGCCAGGACACGTTGCTATTACCACGGCGAGTTCATTAACCCTAGAAATAAACTCAATCTTAAAAACGGTATTCTCCTAAAAGACATGATGAAGCTTGTCCCACACGACCAAGACGAGTTCTTCACCTATAAAATTGAACACGATTACTGCGAAAAAACAGATACCCCTGTCTTTGATAAGTTCCTCGACCTTATATCCTCTCAACAAGAAGACAAAAAACAACTCCTCATGGAGTTTATCGGCTATGTTCTAAGCGGCTGTGATTACTCGAACTTCAATAAAATACTGATTCTTGATGGCGCAGGTGCTAACGGAAAAACCACCTTTATTAATATTGTTCAAAACCTTGTGGGTATGAAAAATATATCGTCCGTGGCTTTAGAGTCCCTTAAAGACAACAGGTTCTCAGCTAGTGGCCTTGTGGGAAAGCTTGTGAACTTCTGTGCTGAAGAGCCAAAGTCTGCCTTTAGTGCCAGCGGGCCCTTAAAAAAGCTCACTGGGAATGATCCTTATGAAGCTGAGTTTAAACACATGGGAGCCTTTTCTTTTGTAAACTACGCTAAATTCATAATCTCTTATAATGAAATGCCTTTTCTGCCAGATACCACAAGTGGGATGCAGCGTCGCCTTATTATTGTGCCATGCGTTACGGACCTTGAGAAAAACCCAGAGCTTAAAATTAAAAACATATTCAAAAAAATTGCGCCCGAGTACGGCTCAATCATTCACAAGTGCTTAATCGCCTTTAAAATGGTCGAGGAGCGTGGAAGCTTCACTGAAATCCAAGACGGCAAGGACAGGTATCAAGAGCTTGTCAGACAATCTGATCCAATTGCTGACTTTGTAGCTACACATATCAGATCTTACGAGACGCTGTCTGAAGATGATAAAAATGAATTTTTTAAGAAGAATATAGGTGGTGATCCCTTCCTGTCGACCGAGAGTTTGTGGGGACATTTTAATAAATTTGCTGGCGAGAAGCACCGCTTCAAACGACGAAGTTTTGAAATTCGAGTTGTTCCTTTTATGAAATCCATCCCTGGTGTATGCAAGAATGATTCCAACCGTCCTCGTGGATGGAGTGGAGCGTTATTCGTGGATTTTTCGTGACGGGATGAATAATGTGTAAGCTCACTTATTTAAAAACCGAGCTAAGATTGGGTTTTATAATTAGATTGGTAGATTGGAAGTTGTTGAAATCACTAGTAGGATTTGTTTATTTTACCAATCTACCAACCTTTTCTTTATTATTATAAATAAATAAATATATATAATATATATAAATAAAAATTAAAAATTTTTTTCACGAACTAAGTTATTTGAGATTGGTAATCGGTTGATCGGTAAAAGGCTATTTTGGAGGCAGTTTTATGAAGTACAAAAGGCATGAGATAAAATCAGGAAAAGTGGAACTTCCAAAAGATCCTTTCACCGGTAAAGCGATGTGTTGGATTGTCGACATGAGCATAAATGAGCCCTTTGAAGGTCCTGACTTCTCGAGATTCAAATCCCATTTAATTGATGAGCATTATCATGATCGCAGAAAAGTCCTGCACACTTATAAAAACGCTGGAGGTGGGATCAGGCACAGGCTCTATGATTATGAAACCAGTGTTCAAATATTTAGTGACCTACCCATGACAGTAGATGAGTCCGAGTGGACAATGCCCTTTGGTAAACATCAAGGACTCCCCTTGTCAGAAATCCCAGAAGACTATAGACGCTGGGCAGCAGAGAACATAAAAAACGCCCAGATAAAAGAGATAATGAAAAACAGTCTTCTCACCGAATAGCATCATGCAATCGCACGCACTCTCAGGCCCACAGTTCTTTTTCTCGTTGAAGGCTGTAGGCCTTTTTTAGTTTGAAAAATGTTCAACTTAATGTGACACTGTTTTGGCATCTTCAGAAAAAGGCAGCCATGGAATTCAAGTGCGCTTACGACAAGCTCGTGGACATTGATCATATTATTGAAAACCCCAGAAACGCTAATCAACATCCCGATAAGCAAATCGCGATGCTCTCTAAGATCATCAAGCATCAGGGTCAACGTTCGCCCTTGGTGGTATCTAACCGATCAGGCTACCTAGTCAAAGGCCATGGCCGACTGATGGCGCTCAAGGCCCTTGGGTGGACTCAAGCGGCAGTTGACTTTCAAGACTACGAAAACGAAGCCCAAGAATTTCAAGACATGATCGCTGATAACAAGATCGCAGAGCTCGCGAGTCATGATGATAACATGATGATTCAGAGCATCAAGGATCTTGATCTTGGTGAGATGGATTTTGAACTATTGGGGCTTGATGATTTTAGCATTGAAGAAAAAGAGCTTCAAAATTCAAGCAGCGAGCTTGATGTTGGTTCATTTGATAACTTTCAGCATCAGTGCCCTAAATGCGGTTTTGAATGGGACGACAGTGGTAAAGACAATTCATAAAACAGGGCCATGGAATCTTACAGATTTAAAAGAAATTGAACCTAATGGTTACAAAGTGTTTTCTTGTTTTCACTGTGGTGGTGGTTCGACAATGGGCTATAAGCTTTCAGGATTTGAAGTCCTTGGCGGCGTTGAAATAGATCCGGAAATGATGAAAATTTATAAAACAAATCATAATCCAAAACATAGTTTTTTAATGGGCGTTCAAGAGTTTAATAAAATCCCGCGGGAAAAATTACCTGAAGAGTTATTTAATTTAGATATTCTTGATGGCTCTCCCCCTTGTTCAAGTTTTTCAATGGCAGGATCTAGAGAAAAAGCATGGGGAAAAAATAAAAAGTTCCGTGAAGGCCAGGCCGTCCAAGTTCTTGATGATTTGTTTTTTCATTTTATTGAGACAGCCAGAACATTACAGCCTAAAATTGTCGTGGCTGAAAATGTTAAAGGTCTTGTGGTGGGAAAAGCCAAAGGCTATGTGAAAGAAATAGCTCAGATGTTTAATCATGCTGGCTATGACTTGCAGTTATTTCTTTTAAACGCTGCTTTTATGGGAGTTCCTCAAAAAAGAGAGAGGACTTTTTTTATAGCTAAGAAAAAAAGTTTAAAACTGCCTAAGCTTGTTTTAGGGTTTGATGAAAGACCAATATCATTTTCTCAAGTTTGCGAAGATGATTCGACTATTAGGCCTAGAGTTTGCAAATCATTAATTGGTGCCGGAGCTTGGTGTTTAAGAAATAAAACAAAAGAAATTTTTGAATTTAATATTGCAAAACACAATAAGAAAACGGGATGGAGTCAAAAAATGGTATTTATGAATGAGCCTGTTGATACACAAACGACTAGATCCAGATATATTTATTCAGGTTCAGACTTCTTTATTTCTGATAAAGAGATCGCAAGATGCCAATCATTCCCAGAAGATTTTAATTACTTAAAATCAGGCTCACAATATCTATGTGGTATGTCCGTCCCCCCATACATGATGAATAGAATTTCGAAACAAATAGAGCTTCAGTGGCTCAATCAAATAAAATAGGGGTGCACCGTGGCAAAGAAGACTGGTCCAGACCCGATTGAGTTGAACTACGACAAGTTCAATGCCCTTTGTCAATTTAAGTCTACTACCAAAGAATTCGCCGCGGAATATCTTAATATTTCAACAAACACGATTGACCGCAGGCTCAAAGAAGACCACGGCATGACCTTCAGCCAGTACCATGAATCGAAGATGAAGCGAGTCGCCACAAAGCTTGAAGAGAAAGCTGTGCAGATGGCAATGAATGGCGACAGGACTATGCTGATTTTTTGTCTTAAAAACTATGCCAAGTGGCAAGACAAAATGGACGTTGATGTGACTCATCATGTGGGTAACTTTGCAGAGTGGGCCAAGGGTGCTGCTGAAGAGTATGAGAAAAGACGCAGGCAAAAAGAAATCAATCGCACTGAAGCTAGAAGAAGAAAACTAAAAGATGTTAACTGAATCTGAGATTGATCTCTACTCGCTTTATAGAGACTATCCCGATGAATGGATCAGGAAGGTCTTAGGTGCCGCCGCTCTTGAAGATTACCAGGTCAATATCTTGCAAGAGATCAATCAATATGATCGCATAGCGATTAAGGCCACGCACTCAGTCGGCAAGACTTGGCTTATGGCCAGGGCTGCTCTTTGGTTCTTTAACATTTTCCCTAATTCAATTGTGATTACAACCGCCCCGACTCACAGACAGGTCAAAGCACTTCTATGGGGTGAAATCAGGGACGCCTTCAAGAGTGCACCGGTGCCGTTAGGCGGCAGGCTCCTTGATACAGAACTTAAACTTAATGATAAGCACTACATGATGGGCTTTAGTCCCAAGGCAACAGCAGGTACTGGACAAAAGGAGCAGCAGGGCTCAAGCTTTCAAGGCTTTCATAGTGATCATGTGCTTGTTCTCTTTGATGAGGCCACTGGTGTTAGTCACGATGTGTGGGTCATGGCAGAGGGTCTTTTAACCTCTGGTAAGATGGTGAAGTTCGTCGCCATTGCAAACCCCACGACTAGAAACTGTGAGTTTTTTAAATGTTTCTCGGATCCTTCTTGGAGAAACATCAAGATCAGCTGCTTTGATTCGCCGAACATGATCGCAAACGGGCTCACCAACAAAGAGTCTTTGCAGGATGAGATTGATCGCCTTTCGGTCTTAAATGATGAAGAGCGTTTAGAGAAAATTCAAGGATATCAAAAGCCTGTGCCTTATCTTCTTACAGCCCAGTTTGTTGTGCCTTATGTGATGAAGCTTGGCAAAGACCACCCGCTTGTAAAGTCTAAGGTCTTTGGCGAGTTCCCAGACAATGATGAAAATGTTTTGGTGCAATACGAGGACGTGGTCCAGGCTGTGGCAAGAGACGTGCCCCTAGACTTAACGGCTCAAAGACTTATTGGGGTCGATGTAGCTCGCATGGGCTCAGACAAGTCAGTGATCACAGAGCTTCGAGGCTTTAAACACGTTGACACTCAGAAGTTTATGAAAAGAGAGCTCACGTATCTGACGGGGGCTGTCATTAATAAAATAAATGAGGATCAAAGATCAGACACGATTGTGTGCATTGATGCCACGGGAATGGGCGCTGGTGTTTATGACAACTTGATTGAGGCGCAGAGGGAAAAGCGCATCGGCAAGAATGTGACAATAGTCGAGGTTAACTTTGGTGCAAGTCCCAACAACTCGGACGCTTCAAAAGAAGAGCAGGACCAGGATCGCTCCAGGTACTTTAACTTAAAGGCTAAGATGTTTGATTTGTTAGCAAGTGATTTGAAGGAAAAAATAGACTTGCAGGATGAGTCAATTTACTTTGAAGAGCTTCCGAGCATTCAATTTCGCATTGACTCGAAAGGTCGCACTGTTATTGAATCTAAAGTTGATTACAAGAAAAGAACTGGAAGGTCGAGTCCAGACGAGAGTGACTCATTAGCTTTGGCGAATTATGGACGTTATGTTATTGTTAAACACGGAACATTCACCAAAAAAGAAAAAAGTCAACCGCTTGTGAAAAGGGCAAAGAAGACTGATCGCAAATCGGGCATCAAAGTAAGAGAATATTAGCATCATTGAAAAGGGATTTTAGCTTTGGGTGAAATAGTAAAGCGGCATGATAAGGCTCTTGGTGCATCGGGCACTGACGTTGTTGGAAAAATCCACAACACTGAAGATCACATTGAGATTTTAACGGGCTTTCAGGCTGCTGCGGTCTACGACAAAATGCGTAGATCTGATACTCAAGTCAGAAAAATCTTAAGTGCCATTGCCAATCCCATCAAGTCTGCAAAGTGGTTTATTGAACCCTATGATGATGAAAAGAAGTCTTTAGAGATTGCTAATCTTATTCAGCACATTTTGTTTCACGACATTAATTGGAGCAAGTTCTTAAACGAAGCTCTAACTGTCATTGCTCATGGGCACGCGATCTTTGAAGTTGTCCACATGAATAGAACGGACAAGGAGTTTGGCCCCTACACTGGCTTAGGCCAGCTTGGCTTTCGTAGGCAAAGTACAATCATTGAGTGGATTCATGATGAGACCACGGGCGAGCTCTTAAGAATTAAGCAAGAGTCTAATACTGACATCAGGGTTAACGTAGAGATTCCTAAAGAGTTTCTTTTATGTCTTTTCAGTGAGCAAGAGGGCGATAACATAGGCTTTCCACTTTTAAGAAACGTCTATGGGCCTTACAAAAGAAAATTGTTAGCAATGGAGCTTCAGTTCATCGGTATTGAGCGTTTTGCTATTCCAACACCTATGCTCATGATTCCAAAAAACATAAAACCAGAAGAGGAAGAATATAAGACAGCCGTTGAAGTTTTAAAGAACTTTACCTCTGCTGAAGATTCTTATCTTATGTACCCTGAGGGATGGAAATTAGAGCTTCACTCAAACACTTTTGATCCTGAGAAGCTAACACACGTTATTAAAGCTGAAGACGAGAACATGGTCTCAGCTATTCTTGCTTCATTTCTTGAGCTTGGAACAGGTGGTAACACCGGGGCTTATGCTCTAAGTGCTGATTTGTCTGATTTTTTCTTTGCTGGACTTTCTTACTATTCAAACATCATTCAAGACACGATCAATAAGGACCTTATCCCTCAGCTTGTGTCATTGAACTTTGGTCCTGATGAAGTGGCTATCCCAAAGATCATGACAAGTGGAATCACTGACAACGCTGGCAAAGAATTGATGGAGGTCATTACGGGCTTCACAGGTGCTGGCGTTATCAGTCGAGACGAGCAACTGGAAGATCACGTTAGACGCCTTTACAGTCTTCCTAAAAAAGCTGAGGGCACGATGCTTGAAAACGAGGGCGAAACGGATGCATCATCAAATAATGGTGGCAATAATAATAATATTGATCCTGATAACGATTCTCAATCTGACCCCACGCAACTAAGTGAGAAGCTAGGCCACAGGCACAAAGGCACAGGCCCTTCGATTCAAAGAGGCCAGTCTCATTATCATGAAATTTTGAATGATGAGGGTGAGGTCATAGGTCGCACTGAAGTTGATAAGGACACGCCCGCGCACACGCATGGTGATCAATCAAAAAAGATCGAGATCAAAGAACTAAAAGAGCCCTCAAACAATACTAAGGTCTTGATTGAAAAGCATGAGGCAGTGATTGTTGATATCATAAGACGCAATCTCACGAACATTGCTGAAAAGTATACAGTTGATCTATTAAAGAATTACAAGACGTTGAGCGATAAGCAGAAAATGAGAGCTATCGACAATGTGAAAATAGGCGGAACTGCTCAATTCAGAAAAGAGCTTCGTGGCGCCTTAACAAGTGCCGCAAGGGATTCTTTAGAGCTAGTTGAGAGTGAAGTGGGAGTTCAAAACGTAAAGTTTAGTGAAGATGAGCCCCAGATTTTAAAAGAGTTTGAGATAGAATCTTTTAAGTTCAATGATTTCTCAAAGCTCCCAAAACGAGTCCAGCTTATTATTGCAACGCAAGCAAATCTAATCTCTGAGAAAGAGGCCAGGGACGTAGCCGACACTGTTGCCTTTCAGTTTGGTTCAAGTGTGCCCTCGACTAATGACATTGCAGTCTTAAGGGAAGATTTAAAAGCTGCTGCTGAAGAGTCTATCAACTCTGGGACAAAGAAAACAGTCGCTGCTGACCTCTCGGCCACAGTTATCGGCAACGCTCGAAACGAGTATCTTTTGGCCGATGATGTTCAAGAGCAGATTGCATCCTACACATTTGTGAACAGTGATCCAAAGACTGATATTTGCAAAACGCTTGCGGGTACGACTTACGATGTGACATCAGCAGACATTGTGAGATATCAGCCACCACTTCACCATAACGCAGTTCTTGAAGATTCTTTGATTATGACTGGCAGCGGAGCGGTAAAAATAAAAGATTTAAAAGTTGGCGACATGGTTTTAACTCATAAAAATAGATTGATGCCAATTACTGAAGTTATGGATAGATTTGAAGATAAAGAGTATTATTTAATTGAGCTAGATAATGGTGTTAAAATAAATATAACTGGGGAACACCCAGTCTTAACAAAATCTAGAGGATGGGTTCAAGTTTTTGATTTAACTCTAAATGATGACATTGTTTGCCTTGAGGATTTCAAGAATGACTGATTTGTCTTTAAGTTTTCTTTTATCTATCCTTAGTGTTTTTACTCCCATTAGAGTCCAAAGCTCTTACACCATAGGTGCAAATTTATGTCAAAGATAAAGAGCATAAATAAATTAAAAATATCTGATAATAATAGACTCTACAATCTAGCGGTTTCAGAGGACGAGAGTTTTGTTGCAAACGAAATGGTAGTTCATAACTGCAAGTCATACATAAGAGCTAATCTTAAAACATCTACTAATAATCCAGCAATAACGGGACTTCCTCCATTAAGTGAGGCCGCACAAAAATCCATAACCTTTAAGGATGTAAAATGAGCCTTATAAAAGAACTCCTGATGGAGAAAAAGATTCTTGAAGCCAATGAAGAGATCGATCAATTTCTAGAGTCTAATGAGATCGAGCCAGGCTCGCTCATGCAAAGAATCGAGTTTGTTAAAACTCTTTATGAGCGAAAAGAGCAGGTGCAAGACTTCTTGAAAGCTCATTATCTAGACGGCATGGAAATCACTGAAGACGATAAAGCTTACTACGCTTCAATGTTTGATGAGATGGGGTTTATTGAGTCCACGATGAAGACAGTCGAGATTCGAGACGGAATTTCAATTGTTGTAGGTATTTTAAGAGAGATGACTCCAGACAATCCGTTCTATTACAATCTTCAAGACGAGAGTGTTAAGCTCTCAGAGAACTTGCCCTCAGTCATAGAGCTTGCGCAAGTTGTTACAGGCTTTCATGCTCGTTATGGTGAAGTGAAGCTCACCAAGGGTGACTTAAAAAGTTTTAAAGATAATTTTGAGAAGAAATCTTATGGCATTGACATTTCAATTGATTTTGATCACGAGACCAGAGAAGCGGCTGGCTGGGTGAAGGAAGTCTTTTTGAGTGAAGATGGCACTAAGCTATATGGAGTAGTGAAATGGACACCTAAAGGCGCGTTAGCACTTAACGACCGAGAGTTTAGGTATTTCTCTCCAGAGTTCAATCTCAATTTCATTCATCCTCATACAGGGATCAATCACGGGCCCACTCTTTTCGGTGGCGGTCTAGTGAACAGGCCTTTTTTGAAGATGGATGCAATAGTTGGTTTAAAAGATAAACATTTAAAAGGAGATCCACAAATGGAAACTATTTCCCTTAGTGATCACAAAGCAAAGGTCAATGAGTTTGAAAAGCAAATCTCTGACTTGCGTTTAAGTGAGAACACTTTGAAGTCTGAGACTCAAAGTTTAAAAGACGATAATACAAAATTAGGTGACGAGCTTAAAACTCTTAAAGCTGAAATTGTTAAAAAAGAAGTTCAAGATAAGCATCAAAAGCTTTTCGATGAAGGCAAGATCAACAAAGCTCAACTTGTAGCTTTGAATGAAGGCAAAGACCTTCTAGACGTGTTGTCTTTAAGTGAAAAAATGAACACTCAAGCTCAAGGTTCAGGCGAAGGCACTCAACAGGTGCAATTGTCAGAAGCTGAGAAGCAAATCTGTAAGAAGATGGGCTTAAGCGAAGAGGATTACATCAAGTACAATAAGGTAGGTGAATAATGGCAGCACTAACAGCAGCAAAAGAAGTTTCAGAAAAAGATGGAGTCGTTCGCGCAATGCCTGTTGCCGTTGATATTATTTATCGCGGAGCACTTTGCACAATTAACGCAGCTGGTTTTCTAGCTCCAGCAGGTCTTGCGGTCAGCGAAGTTTTCGCTGGTGTAGCTGAAGAGACTGTTGATAACTCAGGTGGTTCAGCCGGTGATCTTCGTTGTAAGGTTAAGACTGAAGGTCGTTATCTTCTTGAGGGCGCAGGCTTTGCTCAGGGTGATGTTGGCGTTGTGGTCTATGCCTCTGACGATCAGACCGTTACTAAGACGGCTGGCACGAGCGCACCCGTAGGCCAGATTGATGAATTTGTTTCAGCCACTCAAGTTTGGGTGAAGTTGAGCGTTAACCCAGCTGCAGCGGCTGCGCTTTAATAAGGGAGAATTGAAATGGGAATAGTAAGTAATGCACTTTTACTAGAAAAAGGTCTTAGAACTGAGTTCATGACCGCATTCAACAACGGTGAGAATCCTGCTGATGTTATGCCAATGATCATGGAGACCACTTCCACAAGTGACTCTGAGAAGTATGGCTGGCTTGGTGAGTCCCCTCAAATGCGTGAGTGGTTGGACGAGAGAAAGTTAAGCGGTCTAGCTGACTTCGATTATTCAATCCCTAACAAAGACTACGAGGCGACTTTAAAAGTAAATCGCAACGTGATGGAAGACGATCAACTTGGGGCTGTGAAGCTCAGAGTTAAAGATCTTGCCATTCGTGCGAAGACTTTTCCTCGCAAGCTTTTGTTTGATCAAATTGCAGCAGGCGTGACTAATCTTGGCTATGATGGAGTTGCTTTCTTTTCAGCTTCACATAACGAGAGCGGATCTGCGCAATCAAACATCGTGTCTGGAACACTTTCAACAGCCTATACTGATGCCACTTTTGCTGCTGATTTTATCAGTGCGCGTGCGCGTATGCGTAGTTTTGTTGATGATCAAGGTGAGCCAAGAAACGAAGGCGATATGGATCTTGTGATCGTGGCCCACCCAGGTCTTGAAGGTGTTGTTGACAACATCATCACTGCTGACAAAATCAACAACAACACCAACACATTAAAGGGTGCTGCTAAGAAAGTAATTTCTAGCCGTCTTCCTGCTGATAGCGACTGGTACTTGTTTGATGTTTCTGGAACTTTGAAGCCATTTGTTATGCAAAAGCGTAGCAACTTGACCTTTGAAGCTCTTGAAAAAGGCGAGCGTGCTTTCATGCGTAAAGAATATCTTTACGGTGTTGATCAGCGCATCGGTTTTGGTTTTGGCGTTTGGTGGAAAGCCATAAAGATCAATAACTAATTTGATCTTAGGGCCCTGAGCTAATCAGGGCCCTTTAAATATTGAAAGGAAAATGACAACATGAAATTGAAGGTAAAAATACAAGACAAGCAAAAGCGTTTTGTTAAAAACAATGGGATGCATCTTTTAAACAATTTCATTTTGCGTGATGAAGTAAAAGAAATTGAGCTTAAAAAAGAAGAGATGTTTATTCTCAAATCAGATGAGTTCAAGGGCTGGTTTGAAATTGATGGGCACGTTCAAGAGCCAGAGGTTATTGAAGAGCTAGTTGAAGTTGATGACATTGAAGAGACCGAGAGTTTAAATCTAGTGGACGAGCACTATACAATTGAAGAGCTCAGACAGTATTGCAAGGATCAAAACTTTAAGGGCTATACTGGCATGAGCAAGGGTGAGCTTATTGTTGCAATCAACTCTGGATCTTTAGAAGTAAAGGATGAGGACTAATGCCTTACACGACTCTTGCAAAAGTTAAGTCTATGTTTCGAGGGATCACGATCAGTGCTGACACTGGGAACGAGTCCACAAACACTGCTGTGACTGAAGAGGACGTGGCCGAGTTCATAGCAGAAGCAGATGCTGAGATCGATGCAAGACTTAATCGCTATTATGTGACTCCTATCACGGGCACTGAAGCGTTAAAAGTTGTGGGCACGATTTCAAAGTACAAAGTCGCTCACATGATCAAGACTATTCTAGAGGCTACGAGCTCTAACTCTGATAAAGAGCAGGACGTTCAAACGAATCTTGAGAAGAAAGCCAATAGATTGCTTGAGGACATTACTCCGACTTTTAAGTCTGTTGGTAGCGGTGGCACTTGGATAGAGCCGGTGATTGATCTTGTGGACGCCACGAGAAAGCCCTCAAGTCCAAGGGACGCTTCTGTTTTCGGCACTAACTATGCAGGTGTAAGAACCCCCACAATAACTCGCGGTGGTAATAACTGGTGAGCGATCAGATCATAAGTTTTATTCCAGAAAACGATGCTCAGTTTCAAAAGCTGCTTGATGAAGTATCAGATAAGGTAAGTGATTTTCGAATCCCTTTTGGTCTGATTGCCAATCATTGGTATCGTGGGAATAAGAAGATCTTTGCTTTGAAGGGTCCTGGGCTTTATTCGCCGCTTGGTGGCTTCAACTATCAGGACAAGGTAAGATTTCGAGGGATAGAAGTCACCAAGCGGCAGCGAGCAGAGACTTTGAAAAAAGAAGAGGTCGGTTTTGCTTATCCTCTCTTAAAAAGACAAGGGGCTTTAGAGAAATCATTGTCTTCAAAGAGCGCTCAGGGCGCCGAGTATTTCGTGGGGCGCCAGTCGATGGTGCTTGGAACCAAGATTGACTATGCGAAATATCATCAATCGGATAGGCCCAGGAAAAAGATCCCTCAACGCAAGATGATCTTTATCGATGGTGGTCCCGCCGAAAAAGCTCAAGACGCTTTGATTTCAGGGCGCATTCAAGCGTGGACAAATATTATTAAAGACTATGTTGCGCAAGTTGTTTCGGGGAGTGCTCAATAATGGCTCAGAAAAAGTATGACGTTGAGATGTTTCTTGATAATTTCAAGACTATATTTCTAGCAAATCTCAACAACAAAATCACTCAAATCAATACTGAAAAGAGCACTGTGAATCCAAGTGATTTTTCTATTCCTACTATTTCAAATGACGCTTGGTTTTTAAATCACATCCCTCAAGTGTGGAACTATCCCCAGTTCATTGTATGGGGCTTAGGCGGAGTGCAACTCACAAGCCAGCAATCAGATGCTGCGATTCAAACTGTGAACGTTTTTATTGAGGTCTGTGTACCTGATAGGGGCGAGCAGTTAAAAGAATCCACAATATATCAATTGTTAAGATATTCACGTTCGCTTCAAGAAGTTGCCATAGAGAACCACGCAAAGCTGCGCGGTTATAGTCAACTTCAGCTAGATTCTTTGTCGCCTGGCTTAGTGGATATAAGCGGCAAAATGTTAAGGATGGCTGGGATCAATCTTACCGCTTCGTTTGATGTTTAGTCTCCGCAAGTTAAGGAGTTTAAAAATGTTTAACAATCATGAAGATGATGAAGAGACTCAAGAGATAGCCCAAGAAGAGGTTGTCTCTGATGGCATGGTCAAGATCCATCCACTCAAGGACTTTCGCATTGTAGCCAACGGGCTAGATATTCGAATCGTTGAGGGTGAAGAGATCGAAGTGCCCGAGAAGTTTATTCAGAATTTGAAGACAGAAGGAGTAATCTAAGATGGCATTATCAGCTAACAGAATTATTTATGGTATTCACAGCATGACGCCTTATCGTCGTTCTGATCGTTTACCTTACGGGATTTTAAAAGTCCTAGGTGGTGGGACAATCACTTTTTCAGCAGAGACCGAGAAGCTCTTTGGCGGATCAAACAAATTTGCATGGGCATCTGAAGCAAAGACCGTAGACTCTACGTTCACAGCGACAGTGAAGTCTATGCCTGACTTTTTGTTTGAGCTCTACCTTGGTGCGACTGTCACAACAACTGCTTCGAGCACAACGGGTTCAATCTTGCAGGCCCTAACAGGCGTTAAGGGATCTTTGGTAGCGACCACTGGTCTTGCAAGTGTTGGTATTGAGACTGGGGGAGAGGACGAGTTAAAAGATGGCACTTACGTTGTTGTCGCCGCAAGTGCTACAACAGTGGACGTTTATCTTCTAAGCGACATTGCTGCGGACAAAGGAACAGACATTGATTTTGAGAACGATGCTCTTAAGATCACGGCGGCTCCATTGACGATCGCTGCTAGCACGGCTGTTACTGTTCCAAACACAGGTGTAGAACTCACCGGCGGGTCGGGCATAATAGGCATGACTGTGGGGGATACGGCTTTCTTTAAAGTCGCTGCTGCTCATGGTGGCGTTAGCACTGTTGTTATTGGGCAATCTCAGTCCACGTTCCCAGAGCATGGTCTAGTGGCTTTGAGTGCCAAGCGTGCTGATGGATCACTCTTTGAGATTGAAATGTTCAAGGCTGTTGGAGCAGGTTTTCCTATTGCTCTAGAAGAGACTGTCTTTTCAATCCCAGAATTGACTATTGATTTGCTTTACGACAGTGAAGTAAACAGCATAGCTAAAATAACGGCCACTGCTGGTTAATTTTTAAGGGGGTTAGGAATAGCCCCCTTATTCAAGCTCTTCTCTCTTAGGTGCGTAGTTTCTGGCCGCATGAATGAGCCACTCGCTCACGTTCCCTTCAGTATATAGATTCGCCTTGATCTTGATATCGTTTTGCTCTTCTTTCGAGACTCGACAGGCGATCCACTCGGACTTGGTTTTCTTTTTCTTCTTGATTCTCATGCTGCGTTTACCTTTTGTAATTACAAATCGTTGAACATATAATAAATTGAAAAACACAATCAATCAAGTACACTGTAAAAGTAAGGGAGATATATGCCGATTGCCTATCATGAGCTCAAGCCTCAAGAATCACAAATCCAGCTTAACGAGGTTAACTTTATTCTGCGCCCTTTTGATTTATCCGCTCAAGTGTGGGCCTACAATCACTTCGCTACCCCTGAAAAACCGAACGGAGTTGAGATTTTGAGCGAGCGCATTCAAGACATTAATGATTTTGGAGCCGTCCTTGATACGACCTGGCATCTTCTAAAAGACAAGGCTCACTTTCACAACAATCAAGACAACTTCAATAGAGCTGTGGACACTTTAAAGCACAAATATTCGAAGGCTATGGAGTTTAGACAGGCCATAGTCCAATGCTTGGGGGTAAGCCAGCCAAAGCTTGATGAGATTCAGGGGGATATTGAGTTAAAAAAGTCCTTAACAGCGGACGTTTAAAGAGTGCGGAGGCTTGTTTTGCAGAGCTCTTCGATATGTTCGCTGTCAGGTACGGTTACAGACTTGATGATTTTTACGCTTTAACTTTAAGACAAATCATTCAAATAAAAAGAGTGATTGAAAAAGGGATAACAGAAACTAGGGAATGGGAAGCGGCTCTTCATGACAAGAAGATTAAGGCATCTCCAAAGCCTCTTGATATAAGACCAGAAGAGCAGAAAGAGTACGACACCCAGGCTCAAAAACTACTTGAGCGAATGAAAAGGCAGCATGAGCAAGGATCAAGAATTATTAATAAAAATTAACGGTACTGCTAAGAACTTTACCGACGAAATTGACAAGGCAAAGGCTAAGACAAAAGATCTTGAGAGAAGTCTTGCAACAACTGCTAAGGTTTCAACTGTTGCTTTCGTGGCCCTTGCGGGTGCTGTCGCTGGGACTGTTGCTAGGTTCTCTAACTTTGAAAAAGGTTTTACGAACGTAGTCACACTTCTTGATCAGGGCTCTTTTAAAACAAAAAATCTAAAAGACGGAATCAACGGCTTAAAAGAGGGTGTCATTGCTTTATCTGCTCAAAGTGGTGAGAGCTTCGAGATTCTAAACCAAGGTTTATTTGATCTTGTCTCTTCAGGGGTTGAAGCTGAGAAGGCGGTCGACACTCTGACAGCCGCCACTCAGCTTGCTATTGCAGGTGCTACAGACACTGCGACTGCTGTGAAAGCACTTGCCGCCACCTTGACTGCATACGGGGATGAGGCTGGAACAGCCACTGAGATTGCAGAGAAGTTCTTTACGGCTCAAAAGTTTGGTGTCACAACAGTTGGTGAGCTTGCAACAGAGTTCAACAAAGTAGGGGGTATTGCTAAGACCCTTGGAATCTCGTTTGATGAGACTCTAGCTTCGCTTTCTTCACTGACTGCTGATGGAGCAAAGCCCACAGCACAAGCGGCCACTCAGTTGCGAGCAGCATTTAACTCACTTATTTTAGTTCAATCAAAGCTTGTCAATGAATCAGCAGAGATCAGGGACGCCCTAGATCTTGAGAATGTTAAAAGGCGAGGCTTGGTAAAGTCCCTTGATCTTTTAAAAACTGCTACTGGTGGGAACGTTGCAGAGATTCAAAGGCTTGTAGGATCAAGTGAAGCTTTGGCTGTTGTGCTTTCTCTCACGGGCGGTCAGAGCGATCTTGTCGCAAAGCAGATCGACGAGATCGGCAATGCCGCGAGCAGGAGCACAGTCTTTCAAGAGGCCCTTGCGACCAAACAGGCAACAGTTGAACAAACGATGAAGCGCCTCAAGCAAGCAGGCGATGCTGTTGCGGTCACCTTTGGAGAGGTCTTTGCTCCTGCACTCAATGCACTTGCTACAGCTCTGACAGCAGTGGCGAGCACGTTTGCAGGCTTTTCAAAGAGCACCATACAGATCATAGCGGTTGTAACAGGTATTGTGGCGGGCTTCACGGGACTCATTGCAGTCGTTTCAACTCTTGTTTTAGGGTACATCAAGCTTCAACGTGCGGTGATTGCTGCAAACGCGGCCCTCAATATTGCAGGTAACATTCAAAAAGCCTATAACCTGACCCTTGCTCTTGGAACAAAAGCTGTTGCTATCTTCAGAGCAGGAGTAATTGCCGCCACTACAACTGTAAGGGGCTTTGCAGCCGCAACAGGGATAGGGCTCGTGCTCGTGGCCCTATCCTTAATGATTTCAAACCTTGATAAGACAAGGGCCGTGGCAGCGGGCACGTTCGCAGCCCTTTCGACAATCGTTAAGAACTTTGCAAGCGGTATTTTTCAAACCCTTGGCGGAGTTGGGAACCTACTTGTCGGTGTTTTCACGCTTGATAAGGACCGCATTTTAAAGGGCTTATCTGACATAAAAAATGGACTTGTCACAAGAAGTCTTGAGATAGGAAAAGGCGCAGGCGATGCATTCTCAAAAGCTTATAATGAGTCCATTGCAGGATCTCTTGCAGCAGATGCTCCGGCTCCTAACCTGCCAGGCGTTGGTGGCACAGATCCCAAAGACCCAGCAGATGCTGGTGGGAAAGATGAATCATTAGATAATCTCATTTCAAAAGAGCAAGAGGCTGCCGCCAGGGTTCGTGAGATCAGAGAAAGGGAGAATGATCTTTTAAAACAACAGGCAGCTAGAGCAAACCTAGACCGAGAAGAAATCCTTGATCAGGGCTTAAAGAAGATCCAAGAAGAGGAGAAAAAAGCTGCTGATCAGAGAATAAAGAACAAGCAAGGCCAGCTTCAGTTCTTAAAAGACATTGATCGGATTGAAAACGAGAACGCGCAGCTTGCTATAAAAGAGCGCTTGTCTGCCACAGAGCAAGTTCAGCTTGAGGCCAATCAAAGACAACTTGGAATATTAAAAGAACAACTTCAGGCGGCACAAAACGTAGAAGCTGAAAACGCTGATTTGTTGGCTCAGCAGGAGCAAGAAAGAGCGGCGCAAAAGCTTGATCGCATTCAGCAGCAGTTTGATGAAGAGCAAGCTTTGCAAGAAGAGCTTCAAGAATTGACTGATGAACAAAGAGAACTTTTAGATGAGCAAGAGGTCCAGAAGTTTCGCGACAAGATTCAATCGAAGCGCGACATTGAGCGAGAGGCTGTTGCTGAAGAGCTTCAAGAGAACTTAAACAGGCGCAAGAACTTTATAAAAGACGAGCAGCGCTTTGGAAAAGAGGTAGCTCAGCTCAACAGATTCTTTGCTCAAGAAGAGGTCCAGCTTGCAGGAGAGACTGCAAACTCTCTTGTCCGCTTAACTCAAAGCAAGAATCAAACGCTTAAAGGTATTGGCAAGGCCGCCTCACTCGTTCAAATCGGTATCAAGACAGCAGAGGGTGCAATTAGTGCCTATTCTTCACTTGCGGGAATTCCCATTGTGGGGCCAGCCCTTGGTATTGCGGCAGCTAGTGCTCTTATTGCCTTTGGTGGCGAGCAGGCAGCAGCCGTCTTGAGTGCCAAGCGTGGTGGCATTGTGCCAAGCGTGGGTGGCGGATCAAGGGACAGGGTCCCTATGATGCTTGAGCCAGGCGAGGCTGTTGTGCCAAGGGCTCTCGTACCAGACTTTCAACAGAAGTTCGGCTCCCCTGAAGCAGGCGGCACGGCTAGTGGTGGCGTTATGGACGTTGTTGTGGGCTTTCGTGATGAGGCTTTTGAGATTATAGAGCAGAAATTAATTGAGAGGCGTCGTATTGATGGCGTGGGATTAGGGGCATTAGGATGAGCGGGCAGCCAAGATTTTTCAGAAAAAACCTTATTGATCTCGATCTTGATAATGCCTCTTGGGATATCACCGACTCTGTGGCAACAGGTCTTGGTGAGAACTTTACGCGCTTCATGCTCAACAGGGACAACAACTCTGGGTGGGGGACGATCGGTTCAAGTGATGCCGGGAACACGACTCTTATCATGACGTGTGATGATATCTTAAGTTTTAACACGCTGATTCTAGTGGGCGTGAACTTTAAGGATTATTCATTAGAGTGGTGGGATGATATCGCCGCAACATGGAATGATTTCTCAACAGTGATTGATGTTACAAACAACACAAGATCCACAATATTTCACCAATTTGATCAGGTGCAGAGCTCTAAAGTGCGGCTCATTATAACTGCCACGATCACAGGAGACGTTGATAAAACAATCAGACAGTTCATAGTGACGCAGACTATTGGAAGCGGCCAGTTTAAGGGTAACCCCATACTTAAAAAGCCCACGATAAACTTATCAAAAAAGGCAGTGCCCACAATCAGCGGTAAGGCAAAGATTCTTGAGCGTGTTGGCGCATACAGTGTCGACCTTGTTTTGTCTTCTTGGCCTGAAGACGATGACTTAACACTTCTAGAAGAGCTTCATTTTTTTCAACCAAGCGGGTTTTTATTTTGGCCAAGTGCGGGCGATGAGACTCAGTTTCGTTATAAGAGAATTGGATATAGGAACGAGGATATTTTCCTTTGTGGCGTGGCCAGCGAGTGGCAGCCTGAATGGGAAAAGGGAATTTATGTCAACGGTATGGGCATGACAGTTAAGCTGATAGAGGTCGTGTGAGCAGGTATCGAGTTTATATAAAGCCTTTTGTTTCTCCAGGCGTTTATGCTGAAGAGTACACTGATATCTCTAGTGATGTGATATCCATTGGCTCTATTTCAAGGTCCCTTGACAACTCGACTTATGATATCGGGATTTTTAAGACAAGTGGAGTGAACATCAAACTCAGGAACGATCACGGGAAATACTCTGCAGCCGACACTGAAAAGTCCATTTTTTCAGACAAAAGACAGGACTCTCTTATCCAAATCACATGGGATGTGAGGAGCACGTTTTCCAAGGCTGGTTTTTTCAAGTGTGGCGACGGGCCTCTGTCATCTGAGGTTGTGATTTTCGATGGCTTGTTGTCAGAGATTTCAAGTATCGCGAGCATTGATGATCAGGACATAAGTTTTCGCTTTGCGGGCTTTGATTCTCTTTTATCAAGAGTGGAGGTTCCTTTCTCTTCAATTTCAAATGGCGACACTTTTTCAGGGGTCATTTACACGATGCTCAATCAATCGCCGATCACTGATTACTTGACAGTAGACCAAGCGAATATCGTGTGCGCAGTTGACGAAGGGATTGATGATAAGTCCAATCTTGAGAACAAGACTGTCAGGGAGGCTCTCGATAGCGGAGACTTGCTTCTAGCTGCAAGCTCTGTTCTATACATTCAAGACGGGGTGATTTACGTTCAAAGTCGTGAAGAGACAGTTGATTCACAATATACTTTTTTCGGCCAGGCTTCAATCAACGGGATCGAAAACATCATTGATATTAAGAACTTTCGAGACGGTATCAACAGGGTCTTTAACTTCGTAAAGTGGCAAGACACTGCTTTAAAATCAACGGATGCGACAAGCATAGCTAAATACGGGGTGCAGCAAATAGAGCTCTCAGTTGACGTGATAAGTGACGCTTCAACTTCCAAGATTCAAAATATACTAGATGAGATCAAGAATGATTTTCGCGATCCAAAGATTGAGTTTGAGCTTGAGACTTCAATCAATAACCAGGTCATTGAGCTTATGATGAAGGATAAAGTCTTAGTCGATTATCCGACTGTGTATAGGTCAGCAGATGAAAACGTGATTCCGCGCTATGGGCTTTCTGCATACGGACAAGCCAGGTATCCTGTCGGGCAGTATTCATTGGTGATAAACGCGCAGACAACTTCATTTAAAATCATGGCAATCACTATAAATCCGAGTAAAGATACAATGATATTTAATTTAAGGGAGAATTAATTTTATGGGAACCAACACGTTTGTCACAAAAGCTGAGGGTGAGATTATTGAGCCTGCGGACCCGAATCAATACAAGATTGGTCTGAGTGGCGACATTGTACCAAGAAACGTAAACGGGGTTCCCACAAACGAGGGCGCAGACCTTGGGGACACTTCTTTTCGATTTAAGAATGTTAGAGCAGAGACTGCTATTTTAGACAAAGCCCAGGCCACAACGGTCAGCACAAACGATATCCAAGGTGACGCGGCAATGACAGTTCAAACATCATCTGGGGGGTTAGACTTAACGGGAAGCCCCGTTGCGCTGAGGCCTTCTGGTGGGGGGGTTTTGTCAGCCGCCACGGGGCTTACTTTCAATGCGGCTTCTAATGGAGCGGTAAACCTTGTGGCTCACGGCACAGGGATTGGGAACATTGGCACAACGACGGGGGATCTAACGCTGACTAGAAACACTAGGACTGGGTTTTATTGCAACTCTAGTGAGACTGGGATTCGTAACACAAACGCCACTACCTCAACTGGGTTTAGGTGCAATAACGCTCAAGCCTTCATTGACGCGGAGGGCACCACTAGAGTCACGGTGACAACTGCAACAATGACTCTGAATTCTTCTTTGTGGTTTATAGCTCAAGATATTTATGATTCAACTGTCGCTAGTCCAGCTGCAAACGTAACAGTTACATCTGATGGGAGACTTAGGAGATTTACATCATCTAGAAGATATAAAAAGAACATCAAAGATTTAGATGTAAATAATATTTTAAATTTAAGGCCTGTGGTTTTCGACAGTATCGATGATGATGCTGAAAACGGAAAAGATATTATTGGTTTAATTGCCGAAGAGGTTAACGAAATAGAGCCGAGAATTGTGCCGAAAAGTAAAGACGGCCAGTGCGAGGGTGTAAACTACGGGGCAATCGGCGTGATGCTAATACCCATCGTTAGAGAGTTGACAGAGAAGGTAGAAAAGTTAGAAGCTCGCATAAAGCATCTTGAGGGGAATAAATAAATGGGGATTTTTGATGACATACCAGTTCGAGACTTTGGTGATGACGTAACCCCTTCTTGGTGGAACACAATTAGAACAAGGCTTATTCAGGCTTTTCCAAACCTCACGTCTGTTGAGGGTGACGTTGTGGGCACCACAGACGATCAGAAGTTAACGAATAAAACCTTTGATGATGAGCTAACTCTTAAGGAGCTTGAAGCCACTCCCTTAACCCCAGGGGCTACTTATAAAAAGTTTTACGCTAAAGATGATGGAAAGCTCTACTCTTTAAACTCAAGCGGTGATGAAGTTGAAGTGGGCTCGGGTGCTGGTGGGGGTGGCAAGAAAAACTACTTTGACGCGGACTCTGCAAAATTTGAGAACGGCACTATTGGAAATTGGCTCAAGAAATTAGAAGAGGACACGACCCCTTATAACGTTACAACTTCAGATTCAAACTTCGCTTTAACTTCAGAAAACACTGAAGAGTTTTCTTTAGTTGATGAGCGCATAGACAATATTGTCATTGATATATGGAGATCGTCTTCTGACAGAGACGCGACACTCAGCATTATAGAGGGCCCTGTCAGTTCTCCAGGGGCAACAGTATGGACCACGACAGTTGCAAACGCATCAATGGCGACATCTCAAACAACACCTACGACTTACAGCACAGGGTTGACTGCGTTTCTGACAGGGACTTATCACACGCGCATTGATCAAAGCGCAGGTACAGGTAACTTAATTACAAGGGCAGACACTGCGTTGTTTGGAAATCCTAGGACTTTCACATTAAACGCCTTAAGATCAGCGGACGCTACTAATTTAACACTAGTTCCCACTACTACTTCAGGAGAAGTATTAGAGAAGACAACTTCACTTAAACTAACAAAGGCAGCAGCAGATGCTGAGAACGAGCGCATTTATTTAGCTAGTCAAACGATTGATTTAGTTGATCGTGGCAAAACTATGTATGGCTCTTTTGCAATGCTTCCGATTAGTGGTTACGTTTCAGGAGATTTGATTTTAGAGGTCTATGATGTGACAAATGAAAATCTCTTGTATTCAGGTCAAGAAGAGGATCGAGAAGTTTTAAATGTGAGCGACCCTGTTACCTTCAGATACACGGCAAGCCTTGAAACTACGACCGAGCAAATCGAGTTAAGACTTCGGGTTAACAACACCAACACCAATGCCTTTGTCATGGTGTTTGATGAGTTTGAGTTTGGCCCTGCGGCTCAGGTGAATTCAGCTATTGTTAGCGGGTGGCAATTTTACACACCGACCTTGTCGGCAAGCCTTAATGCAACAATAGACTTTGCCGAGTGGCGCAGAGTCGGTGAAAACATGGACATACGTGGGGTTATTACAACAGGAACCCCAACGGCGGGTGTGGCGACTATATCTTTAGCCAATGGAAAAGTTTCAGCGTCTCGAAGTGCCACAACTAATATTGGAAACTGGAGACAATCGGGTAGTTCTATTGACGATTTTACAAGCGGCGCTTTTCAGCTTCCAAGTGGAGGATCGCTAGTTACGTTTGTTGATGACTTTAGCACGGCGCCAAGTTCTGGCTCTCCAAGCTCTGCGCCTAACGCAAACGTAATTTTTAGGAGTTCTTCTAAGATTTATTTTGAGTTCTCAGTCCCCATCGAAGGCTGGACATCTGGCCAAGTCCTCACCGAGAACGAGTTGAGCCAGCATACGATACGGGTGAGTGGTGCGGGTAATGGCGCGACTTCTATAACTGCTAACGTGACCGATATTGATTTTACAGAAATTAAAGACTCTCATGGGGCTTGGGATGGCAATTCTTATACTGCGTCTAAACGTGAATACATTAGGGCAAAAGGGTTTGTTTTTTATACTGCGAGCGGGAGTCTTCAAGTAGATGCGTACATAAATGGGGCGATTAACAAAGCCGCTGGGTATTTACCTGTAGCTGACGCGTTAGTTCCATTCTTGTGGGAAGGTGAACTGCAAAAAGGTGACGTTCTATCTTTTAGGTTAAGCGTTAGTAAGACGTTAAGCAATGATGCTGGCAAACACTGGATAGAAATCTCTAGCTCCCCCGACTTCACAACCCTGGGCGTGGTTAAGAATAAAGAACAAAATGAGGTTTGGGCTTTAACCGCCGTGGGTGTTGGCTCGACCGCAACAAGAGTCTTACAGTTTAGTTCAGTCAATATAAATACCGGGGCCGCTATTACGAGAGCCTCAGACGCCACCAATGGAGACAGCTTTACAATTAACGAGAGCGGGCGCTATTCAATTACGTTTCAATATGAAAACGTGGACGCGGGTAGAGAGTTTGCCATTACAAGAAACCAGGTAAACCTGGCACAAAACCCAACAAGTCACTCCAGCAACATACCGCTTGTTTCGGGCGTCACAACTGCGAACCGCAGAGAATCAGTTACAGTAACAGCCTGGCTCCTTCGGGGCGATATTCTCAGATCTAACATCGACACAAATACGGGACATAGTACGGGGACAGGAGACTGTGGCTTCAGAGTTATTAAAATAGACTAACCAAAACCCAAGGGGGGAATAGAATGGAAAAAGCATATGATTTAAAAGAGCTTGGTGCGAGATTAAAAGCAGCCGGACTTGTTGAGTCAGAAGACCTTGCAGAGCAGGCCTACCAGATCACAAAGCAATGGATCAAAGAGTCTGCTGTATTGAGCGAAACACCTTATGATAATTTGGTGATTCCTTTTATTGATCAGCTTGATGCCTTGGTTTTGCCAAAGATCGACAAGATCGACGGGCAAGAGGGCTAGTGTCAGCGTGGTTAACGGGCCTTTTGACCTCAATCTTAAGGCCCATTCTTGAGGATCTAGTTAACGATGCAAAGAATGAGATCATAACGACCATTCAAGAGAACAAAAAACTCTCAGCACTCGCGAGGGAAGACGATGAAACAATCAGACTTGCTCAAGATGCGACTACAACTGAAGAGGTCAAAGCTCACTTGCGTAGGCTTAAGTCTCACAGGGCTCTTCTTAATAACTAGTTGTGCAGGACTTCCAAAGCCTCCAGATATCCCGATGTGTTTGTATGACAATTACTCGATTGATGAAAAGTCTGGACGTGATTACTCAAAGTCTCCAGTTTTCCACTGTAGTGCCGCCAACAATACAGAGTTTGAAATCCCATGGAACAGCCCATCGGCTCGCAACATGGTGAGCGTTCCGCATGATGATTATGTAAAGATGAACAACTATTATAAGCAGATATTTATGATTTTTGAGCGTGATTTTTTAAACAAGTATAAGAGGAAACAATGAATTGTCTAAAGAAGTTATTTAGTTCTAAAAAGTTATCTAAACCTGAGAATAAGCCGCCACGTCACTTTAGAAACGAGCGTTTTCTAGCCTTTGCTTCTCGCGAAGTGGGGACTGTTGAATGGAGAGATGGCTCAAACCCTAAGGTTGAAAAGTATCTTGATTATGGCGCAAGCATTGAAAACACCGACTCAGGGCTCACGGACGATGTGCCTTGGTGCGCAGGCTTCATTGCTTATTGCTTAGAGTCAGTTGGTATGGGCTCAACTAATAGTTTGGCAGCCAGGTCTTATCTCAAGTGGGGTGTTTCGACAAAAGAAAACCCACTACCTGGCGACATTGCCGTTTTCTGGCGCGGCTCAATAAGTGGGTGGCAGGGTCATGTTGCGATCTACTTAGGTGCGGATCATTATTTAGGCGGCAATCAAAACGACTCGGTGAATGTTACCAAATACTCAAAGGATAGGCTTCTTGATATTAGACGATCTTCAAAGCATGAGAAGATGAGCCAAGCAGACATTGATCTTTTGTGGGGTATGGCGACAAAAGTCATTGCCGGAAACAAGGTCGAAATCGGTGGGAAAGTTTCTTAATTTCCCACACACTGATGAATGCCGCTTCCTTCACAAGCCAGGGTGAGTCCACACTCTTGCGAATCAAGGACTGTGCAAGTAAGCTCTTCGCCCTGAATGATGTACGTTCTAGGCTTATCACTCTCGCCACACGCGATTAAGAATAAAAATACAGCCAGATATCTCATGATTATTCTCCTCTCAAGGGGGCTAGAAGAAAGTCCTTAAGCTCTGGGTTTTCTTCTACAAATAACCCAATTTGAATTGACGGGTTAAACATAAAGGTTGTGGGCAAACCATTGGGTCCAAGCAATTCAGAGTCCTCAAGGCTTAGCTCACAGTGACCGATTTCATGCAAAAGAACCCAGTAGCGCTGTTCATGAGTCATGTCTTTCCACTTTTCCTGATCGACAATTATGACTGAGTTTTCTTGAAAACAGGTGGCCTCAAATCTTGGTCCAGGGGTTCCGAAAACGATTGTGGACTTTATATTCAAGTGCCCGTTTAGATCTTGATTGATTTCTTGAATATAAGGGGAAAACGCTGGGTCTGTTTTCTGGCTCTCACCACACGCAGCGAGTAAGAATATTAAGGCTAGATATTTCATTTGATAATCTCCTTTGTTAACCTGACTTGTACAGAATAACAAAAAAGACAACTTTTATCAACTAATTTAGTTGAGACGTATCGTTTTGAATCATCTCACGCATGATTGAGCGCAGATACTGGGCCATTTTCCAGGCTCCAAGAAGCTCTATTTGAGCGATCACGAATTGCAGGCGTTTGATTTCTTCACTCATGATTTGACCCTTTCATATAAAAAGCGCACAGGGCGTTAGCTCCTGAGCGCCACTCCAAAGTAAAACTGTCAGGTCAACCAGGAGTTACCTTAGTTCTTTTTAAATAGCATGAGCAGAGCTTAAGATTTATGACACTCAAAACGAGCGGCAGCATGAGAGCGGCAGCCTCTCTAGGGCCAAAATAACCGTGCAGAAAACTAGCAAAAGCAGCTAGTAACATTATAAAAAACCCGCTATTAATAAGAATTCGTATATGACAACAATGCGACGAAACATCACTTCACCCCCTCTAAAAAACCATCAAGTTCGCCAGCCATACCGGGGTCAATCATGTCTAAAGTTTTAATAAATTGTTCTGGGGTTATTTTCATGGATGAAATCATTTTCACCAAAGTGTTTTCAAACTGCTCGTTGAAATGATTACTTTCAATTTCAAGAACAACATCTAGCATAAATCCAATCGCAACCAGGGCGGTTTTAAAATCTTGGCTTTCTGCGATTCCTTTTAAAAGTATGTTTTCCATTGTTTGTCTCCTTTGTTAACCTGACTTTTTACAGAATAACAAAGAAATCTCATTATCTCAACTAATTTAGTTAATAATACGCAAGCCTATAATATCTTTGAGCTTTTCGCGTCGCAAGTTGATACAAACTCATCTATACACTCCCTTGCGTCCTCTATATTATCAGTCCACTCGGCCATGTTCCCGGCCTTAGCTAAGCGCTTTAAGACGTATATCTGAAGAGGCCTTGGCCGCTCGCCTGGGGCTTTTAGCTCAAGCCACAAGCTCTTGCCTCTAAATGTAATATAATAGTCGGGAATGCCGTCAGTGAATCTGTCGGACACTTTCTGGAAATAAAACGCGGGGCCAAAATGATTTTTAAGCTCCATTAAGTATTCTTTAACCTTCTTGGTTATGTAGGCTTCAGTCATTTAAAAACCCCCGTGAATAAAATACACCACGGAGGCTTAATACTTGTCTACTCTAAAATCTCGCTTGTTCCTGGGCGCCCGGCGCATGATTCTTTAACGGCACATCAACGACTTTTTCTTCCTGGTCGATTACGTCAATGCCACCCTTGGCTTGCGCCTCTTTAATCATCCTGTTGAGGGCTGCTGCTGCCAATTGAGTCTCACGCATCGTAGGGCTTCTCTTTTTCATGTCGAAAACAAAGAATGACCCATGCTCGTTTGAGTCCTCGTAGGCCGTCAGATTAAAGCTCATGCACCATGAGGGTTGTTGTTTGAAGGTCGCAAGATCTCGAAGATGTTGATTGAAGCGCTTGGCATTTTTTGAAGACGCGCCTTTAAACTTCACCACAAACGGGTTTGCCACGTAGTGCTTCTCACCGTTTGGCAGTTCAATCTCTCTGATGTCTAGTGGTCTGAAGCAAACGTAATTGAAAATCTTCTGGCGCTTTACAGTCTTCCCATCAAGCTCAATCTCGTAATCTTCACCCTCCATTTCTGGCGTGAAGGCTTCAGTTTTGATCCACTCATTACCTTGAACAGCAGTCCATTGACGGGTTTTAAACATACTCACAACTACCACTTCTAGGGGCTCATCAATTGACCCCCAGATTTCTTGGGTGATGGAATTCACAAAGTCTCCTGACTTCACGTCAGTTGATCTGTCCTTTACAAGCTCAGCGTTTGCTTGCATGAGCATAATGCTAGGCATCTGCACATCTGATGATGACAACTCATCGGCCACACCCATAGATGTACCCTCAGTAAATACTTGAATCTCTTGCGAGGCTTCCTTCTTTTTTAGTTCCTTAGTCATCTTATTTTTCTCCTTTTTATCAAAGAGCATGATTGCCCTTTATTTTAAAATACGAATATCACGAAACACTTGTGGCTCACTTAAGCCAGGTAAGCCTGCGTCCAAAAACTCAATGTCACCAGACTCTTGAGCTGACTCAAACTCATCTTTGTAAATCTTATTTAAAGTCTGAGCGTTAACAGACACAATGTCCTCAAATGTGCCCTTTGTTTTTAACCACTCGAAGAATTGAAACTTATCAAGCATTTTCACAGAGCGTCTCTCAACGATTGTGACCTTGCCCTCACCGAAATCAAAGCTCTTAATCTCAAGCTTATCAAGATGCTCGACAACTGAAGCTTTAAGAGTTGAGAGCTCTAGATTCAAATCTTTTTTCTTATCATCAAGCTCTTTGATTTGCTTGTTTATACTTTTCATTTGCAAACACACGGCTTGCAATTCTTTTACCTGCATAGACGCTCCTTAAGGTTTAATAAATTATCTGCCAGACGCTTTTTATTTAAGACAGCGTCTATCACAAGCTCACTCATAAGACCCTTGTGATACAGATAATAGTGCGTAATTTTTTGATGAAGATCGATGCTGCCTGATCTGTAATTTCTAGCTAAACTCTGCTCGAAGTCAATTAGAGAGTGCCCCATTGAATAATATATCGTGTAGCCTGCGGACTTTAAATTAATGCCAACGCCCCCAGATGCAGGGTTAGCAATACACACTTGAACATCACTCTCAAGATCATTAAACAGATCCACGTTTGCAAGCTTTTGCTTTGTCGAAATGCCGCCATGAATCTCAACGTACTTGATTTTTTTCTTATCAAGAGCTTTAGCAATGTCCACATAGTTTTGTTTGAAGTTGCAAAAGACAATCACTTTCGCTTTGCCTATGGATTCGATGAGCTCCAACAGTGTATCAAGTGTGGGATTTGTTTGAAACGACACGAGCGACTCGTCTTCAAGCCTCATGTAGCCGCTCAGGATTTCACTCAAGCGCAGAGTCTTAGTTAAAGCATTCTGCACAGCCAGTGGGTTTTCCTCTTGCCCATCAAGCCAGGTGATCAAATCACGCTTAAGCTCGTTGTAGTGCTTGAGCATCTCTGGGGATGGCTCAACTTCAACTCTTTGCTGAATAAGGTCTGGCAGGTCAAGGCACTCCTCTCTTTTCATTGAAGTGGCATATCGAGCAAGGTTTTGTTTGTACTCAGGAGCTTTCGACTCAATAAAGCGCCAGTCTGGGAAGGCTTTCGAATCCTTCCAGTTTGCATTCTTGTTCACAAAATACTTGTTCTTGAATGAATAGAATTTCTCACCAAACACTTCACCGCGATCAAGGAAATAATACTGGCTCCAAATGTCTTCAGGCGCTGGGTTTGGTGTGCCCGACATGATGGCTCTATACCAAGAGTCTTTGGATATTTCTAACACTGCACCCGTTGTGGTTTTCTTGCGCTTGGCTGTCAGCAGTCTAGGGTTCTTAATTTTATGAGACTCATCACAGATCACCACTCGCGCTTTAAAGTCTATGAGGGCTTTTAAGATCTCGTCACTGCGGTTGGCCTCATAGTTTACAATTAAAATCTTGTGCTTTGGATTTTTAATAGTATCAAGGCGCTTTTTCTTTGAACCCATCACGACACCAATGTTCTCGACTTTGATGTGAGAGCACTGAAGGATCTCATCTCTCCAGTTGTTTAAAACAATGATGGGGCAGAACACGATTGTTGGCAAAAGCTCGCCATGCAGGTTGAACTTTTCCCTGAACCAATTGATGGCGATCATGGTCTTGCCAGTGCCGGCCTCCATAAGAAGCGCCATAGCTTTTTGAGTCTTATGGCGATCAATGATCTTCTTTTGAAATTTGTAGGGCGTTAACAAGTCTAAAGTCTTCCTATTTTCTTAAGCTCTAAGTATTGCTCTGTCTTCATCTGACAGCGATGAATCTTGTCCCTGATTGAACTCTCAGTCACCTCAAAGTATTGAGCAAGCTTCTCTCTTGAGTGCCCCTCGTAGACCCATTCAAGGGCTTTAAAATACTTGAGGGCTTTGAGTCTTTGGGGCTTTGAACCGTTATTGATTTTTGAGTATTCTTGATAAAAGTAATCGTGAGCTTCCCATATGTAGGGCCTAAGCTCCGGCTTGATTTGAAAACTATAGTGACTCAAGGACTCCCCCAAAGAAATGTTTCAACGTAATTGTTTAAACACTTTTAATTGCGAAAAGTCAATAGGCTTGCAAAACAGGGCTCTCCTGGAGGATAATTCAAGTCATGGAAGTAGACGCTCAGACTTTAAGTGTTGCAGCACCCGCAGGGGCTTTGGCCTACCACTTCGCTAAAAAACTCTATGACGCGTATGCAACAAAAGTGATCGACAAAAGTGCAAACGCTCTAGCGCAAGTCCCAGATCTTCTCATTCATCTTGAATACATCAAAAGCACACTGATCAAAGTCGAGGCAAAGCTCGAAATTCTCACAAATCAAAAAGAAGAGAACGCCAGGAAGATCATCCTTCTTGAAGAAAAAGCAAAGGCCGCCCACAAGCGCCTAGATAACCTTAAAGCCAATCATGCTTAAAAGACTACTCTTTATAGCTTACGCGCTCACGGCCCTTGCCCTGATCGTTTTCGTGACCACTCACCAAGAGTTTAAAATAAGACGAGTTGAACAGGAGCTCTTGCGACTTAAGACAACGCCAAGAGAGTGATCGTCCCTGATCACTGCACCCTGGCAGGCACGCCCTTGCTTTAAGTATAACTTGAATCCTTAGTTGCGCGATAGATAACATCTTGAAATCCACTCAAATCCTGACAGTGGCAGCATTTTCCTGATTCTTGATTGACATTGATAAGTAATTTCTAAGATGGAGTAGTTCTGAAGTTTCTGTGAAAACTTGTGAATAACGGGTGCTGCGCACGCAGGACAAGACAAATCTTCCATGATTTCTCCACTTTGAAAAGCGTCTTGGAAGTATCCCCCAGGCAGTGAAGCAAACAAACAACAAAGCAACAGCTAGGCCCATACTCCCAAGACACCCTCAAGAGTATAACACCGCCCTACTCGATGCCATACTCCTTTAGTCTAGCTCTGTAATTATCTAGAGCACTTAAAAAAACGTCATCTTTTTTTAAAACAATGACCTGTTTTGAGTTCAAAATCCCAAGGCTTGCTCGGAGAAGCTTCTCATACTCCTTGATTCTTTTAATAAGCTGAGCTTCAATCGTCTTCATCTGATAGCTCAAGAAGACTAAACACCACGCGCTCAGAATCAACAGGCAACACATAACCTATTTCAAACTGAAGATCAGGCTTCTGGGTGTCTTTTAAATACTGATGCTCCACAGGGTCCCACTCTTGTAAAACGACTCGATCTCCCTTTTGAAAGCCTCTATCGTTTTCTCTCAATTCAAAAGTCTTTACACCCTCACTCACAGCTTCATAATATTGGGGCCAGATTTTTAAAAAGTGTTTCATTTCTTCTTACTCTGTTTTTTAATCTTCTTTAAATACTCAGCCCTTGAATATTCGACAGTCTTATCTGTCATCACCCAGTGAAGTTTTCCATCTTTTGCTTGATGTTTTTTCCAGACCACTTGAACGGGTCTCTGCGCTCTTGTCTGTTGAATCTGGGCAATGATGGGCTTTTTAAATTCTTCAAGTTGCAAGCGCATAATCTCAGGCGCTTTTTGAGTGACATTTTCTAAGCGATCAAGTCTAGTGAAAGCCTCCATGTAGCCTGTTTGCATAGTGCTATTAAGTTTCTTAAGATTCTTGATCTCAGCTTCGTTTGCCTTCATGAACTGCTCGCCGTTTTCAGCCAGGTTCTGAGTGTGGTCAAGACTTTCCCTGATGGCTTTTTCGCTCTCTTCAAGACGCGCAATCTTCAATTCTAGAGAGTCGATCTTGATCTTTAGACGCTCCTCTATGCTCACAACTTCTTTTCCTTCAGGCTCGATCACAAACTTATTGATCACCATAACGCCCGCTGCAAACACGATCACTGAAATTAAAAACATCTCCATATATATCCCCTTCATAATGCTCCCCAAAAATGATAACAACTGTAAATAATAAAACTTAATAACACAAAATGGTTTATGGCAATCAACTTCTCATCACTCATCATGATCTAACTCCACGTCACAAGATCCACAGTTTGGGCACTGCGTATAAAGCTTCGACCCAAGCCAGTTTACTCGATACCAAAAATGACCACAGCCCCGACAGATAAAGAAAATCAATTCATCTTCTCGATGAGCTTTTTTCTGTAATCTTGCGTTGCAGCATTTATCATCTTACTAAGCGGAACGTCTAAAAACTCAGATGCTCGCTTCATTTTGCGAGCCTCCATGGGGCTCACTCCCCTTTCAATGTTTGATAAATACTGCGCGGTCGTATTGATAGCATCAGCTAGTTGTTGCTGGGTGAGGTTTTTCTTCTCTCTAGATTTATAAATAAGCTGGCCTAGTTTCATTTGTTTAACTCCTCTATAAGTTTGTCTGCAAGCCACAGGGCTGTCGCTGGGATCTGGGGCGGCTCAATTCCTGATTTTTGATTGCTCACAATTGCGGCCATTGCAAGCCCCGCGTAGTGCTCGCGCATTGTTATGCCGCCTGTTGCAGTCATCTCTGGGAAAGGTGTGAGATGCCTGATCTTGCTCTGCACTTCAACTGTTGTTGTCTGCGGGTACACGGGGTCTTTTGCGTTTGTCATAGTTTTAAATCCTTTATGTTGAGTCCATTTTTATCGTTATCAATGTAGTTCAATATTTTCTTTACACCCATGAGAACACCACGAGTCTCAACTCCTTCAGCGTCACTGAAGAAATCAATCAAGTCTTTGCCTCGAATCTTGTTTCGCATGAGCCACAAAATAATCTCATCAAAGCGTTTGAACTGTTGCAGCTGGCCTAGGACGGCGACTGCTTGCGGGTAGCCGTCCCATAAATACTCTGCACAGAGTCTTAAGTTATGCTTTTCCACTTGAGTCCTTGCCCGATTGGGCCTTCATTTTCTTTGCTGTTTCTTTTGCAATATATTTCATCGCCCACTGTGCGCCTGCTTTGAAAGAAGTAAAATTGTTTGCTGCCTCATCGTTATTGTTACTAAAGAAATGACCATTTTCTTCAAAAACATACTTTTCAGCCGCTTTTTCCAATGCTTCTTCATAGGTCATTGTTGGCCCTTTACCTTTTTAAAATAAGCCCTAAAGACTTGTCATTAATTTCACACCCGAAATTTAAAAGCATAGAGTCTGCACCAGCGTTGTGCCCATATGTCCCATCGGGCTTCATAAAAGATATTCTGCCTTTTATAAAACAAATGTTGTCTGCACTTCTCATTGCTCTTTGCATCCATTTTGACCCAGTTCTAGCAAACAATAGTGCAGATCCATAGCCGTGCTCGATCAGTTTAGAAACCCAAACATCAGCCTCACTGTAGGGGGGATTAAGCCAAACCTTACCTTGCCATTTTGATTTGAGACCATCTTTTAATTCTAGTTTTGCGGCTGTTTCGTGGCCACGATAAGGACAAGGGTCATAGTTATAAAACCCGCACCTAGTTATTAAATCAAGTGGCGTAAGCCAAATATCGCTGTCACCTTTGTGGTTCTGTGGGTCGGTAGAAACAAAACTCACCCCTCGCCTCCCTGTTGGTTTTTCATACGCTCCCGCTCCTGCTCCCGCTCCCGCTCCTGCTCCAGCTCCAGCTCCCGCTCCCGCTCCTGCTCCCGCTCCCGCTCCTGCTCCAGCTCCAGCTCCCGCTCCCGCTCCCGCTCCTGCTCCAGCTCCCGCTCCTGCTCC